GTACTGGCTGAAATCGCCGAGGATCAAATCACCTGCCGTGCCGAGTGCTTCAGGATACTCAGACCACTGGACGGGGTAGCCGTAGAGCGTGCCTGGGAATCCCTTGGTCGCGTCGTTGGCAGGAATCCAGATAGGCGCGCCGCCGGTTCCGACAGCAATGTTCAGCTGCGCGAACTGCGGGAGCAACTCTTGATTGGCAATCCACTTCACAGCGGCGGGGTTCTTGATGCGCAAGCGTGCCAGCATCGACCAGATGTCAACCGCAAGAACGCGAACGGTAGTATCACGAGTGATCGCAATCTTGGCCGTTGCGTTCATGATGGCCTGCGGCATACCAGCGCCGGTGCCGTCAGTCAAGAACGCGCCCTCTTCTGCAAACGCCATCGCCTGCCCGAGTTCCTGAATCAGGAGCCCGCCAGAGATCATGGAAAACGTCATGGCCTGATGGCTCATGTATCCCAATGCTGTCAGCGGTTGCAGGTCTAGCTTAACCTGTTCGAGCTGAATCTTGGAAGCGGTCAATGCGCCATTCTCAGATCCCCAATATGCCTGCGCTCCACCGGAGATGTAACCGCTGGCGTGCGTGTAGTCTTTGATGCGCGTAACATTCAGCGTTTTGGTGCTGAGAGGTACGATTGTCGCAGACTGACGCACAGGAGAGGCTTCGAGGGTTGCGCCCTCAAGCTGAATGCGCGTCTCGGTCGGGACAGCAAAACCGGCGTCAGGATCGTTGCCGATGATCTGGCCAGGAGTTCCTGCGGCTTTCGCTGCGATCTCCATAGCCTTCGTCAGGCGTTCAGGAGTCGTACCGGCTGCGGATTCACGAACATCCTTGAGGTACTGAGTCGAGCCGTGTAGTTTCGCGCCCTTGCTGCGTTTCTGTCCAGCAACGATGGGGGATGCATAACCCCAAGATGGGTCAACGCTCTCGTCTTTGACAACGATGTTAGCGGCGATTGCCTCTTTGATAGATTTGGTGGCGGCTTCGCTCTTGAGTCCCTTGGCGATGCCTTCGTCGATCTGCTTTTGCAGGTCTTCAGCGGCTGCGGCTTCGTCATGGTCTTCGGCGGTGCCCGCTTCGATCAGGCTCTTTGCGGTCGCTTCATCAACCTTTAGCACTGTCCCTGCGGCGTAATCAATGCCATCAATCTTGATAGCTGATTTTAGTTTAACTTGCTTTTTCATAGCTTTCCTTTTCAGATTAGAGGTTCGTGATTCTGCTAATCCGCTTCAGTCAGCTATGGGTGGCCCTGAATTACGTCTTGCTGTATTGTGCTTATATTATCAGACGCGCCCGCGCCTCATGTCAACTGCCAATTTGACGCGTCCCTCGACGTCTGGTTGCTTGACTACTTCAATGCTGCGCTGGTGTACGACTTCGATTGCTCGCTTCTCTTGCGGCTCCGGCTTGTTCTTGCTCGCCACCTTCTCGGTGATGAGCTGATCGACCTTTGCCTTTAGGTCGCGCACCTCGCCCTTGAGCGTTTCGACAATCTCTGCGTATATGTCTACGTTATCGGGTTCGCCATCGCTGCCTTCTTCCTCGGTCAACTCAAGCGTCTTGCGGATCAGCCCCTTGTCATCGTCGGACAGCGCAGACTTTGCAAGCGCCGTTTGCACTGCGTTAGGGTTAGCAGGCACGGACACAATGGACACCTCAAAGAGGGTGGCCTTTGCGATGATCCCGCGCAAGCCAGCAAGCGTCTTGTCCGTGAACTCCGGCCAATCCTTGAGCATCTTCTTGGTAGCCTTGTCGAACTCTGGCGATCCGGCGCGCATGAACTCACCGGAGCCCATGCCGATTGACGCGGTTAACGGCATGAACTTTGACAGCGCTAACAGCTTTTCGCCGTCGTCAGTGGGTGCCGCCTCAAAGTGCATCTTAACGCCGAAGTCATTGACGCCTACCCATATTGCCTTTGCGCTTGGTAGCTGGCTGTAATCGTGCGCAGTGATGACCACGCCAGACTTAGACCAGTCTTTCATATCCAAGCCCTTCGGCATAACAATCTCATCGTCACGGTCTATTTGACGCGTGCTGACGATGATCGGGAATACGCGGCTGTCCTTCTCGATCTTGGGCTCACCCTCAAACTTAGCGGCGGCTTTAATGCAATCGGCGGTTGCTGTGGTATCGCGCCTTACCACTTCAAGGTCAACGACTTCAACGCCCTTCTCTTGTGCGGCGCGCTCTACGATTGCAACTATCTGCTGCCGAGGCTCGTCTTTCAGATTCTTCAGTAGCTTGCCGAGGGTAAACTTTTTCATGCTCATGGTGATACCTTTCTGCGTTGCGCTATGCGACTTGCGATAGTGCGCTCATTTCATTGTGTGACAAGTCGGGGTTCCATTCAAGCCCGTATATCTGCCGGTGATTGTCGCTGGTCGTCATCAATCTGCTGTTGTCCGGTATGTCGATGGTCAACCCTTTCGCGAGCCCGTAGCCCATGTAGAACTCAACGGACGGGCGCTCGTAGGTGCTCTCGTGCCGCAGCTCGCTGTAGAAATCCACGCCATAAAGGTGGATCGGGTCGTATATCTGCATCATGATTGCGAGCGCCATCATGTAGGACATTGAGCATGCATGATAGGGTCGTGCGTTGCTCTGTCCGTTGCGCAACATGCGGTCAAAGCCGAAGTATTTGATATGCTCCTGCATCGGGAACGGCGTGCTTGTAGGCATCTCGGCCCATGCGTGGTGCGCAACAACCGGCACCTTTGGCGGGTGCTCCAGGTAGTGCGCAACGAACCGCGCCTTCACGAAGCTGTCACCGTGCATTTGAAACAGCATGGTAAGCTCGGGGTTGGTCATGTAGTTGCAGCCCCAGCACTCGCAATGCTTTTGACGCGCAATCTCTATGCCTTGTGCGTGCGTCGGCCCCGCGCCTAGAATTACAAGCGGGCGCTGTTGGATCTTCTGTTGCGGCATGTTACCTCCTGAGTTATGCCTATGTTTCAATAAATTTAGGTTCAAGTACGCATCGGCAATTCGGATGCAGAGGCGGTGCGGGCGTGTCGCCGTAGCTGAATCCGAGCTTGATTGGATTGTCCTTGAACGTCACTTCCATCACGTCGCCTTTTTTCCAATAATTCTCGCCAAGCTCCACAACCTTACCATTCATCGCTTGACAGAACGGGCAGGCGTCGCCGTTCGCATCCCACACTTTAGCGGACACAACGCCGGACTCTTGCCATGACGCCTCGCGCCCCAGCTCGATTGCCCGTGCCGATTCGGTGCGTGCGATCATAAGCCCGCGCTCATTGCGCCGCTCGTCCGCAAACATGCCCGTGAGTCTCTTGCGCAACTCCGGCACGCTCTCGCCATTCTTTAGCCCCGCCTGCATTTGTCGCTTAAACTCACGCTCTACGCTTTCGCCTTCGCTCTCAAGAAATTTGAACGTGGTCTTGCTGATAAACTTCTCCGCCTTGGGCTGTTGTATGAATGCGCCAACGTCGATGCGCGCGCCCTCTGGTAGCGCAATGTTGCCGACGATCAAACCGCGCTCCCATTGTGGCGTCATGAGCGGTATCATCTCGTCAAGGTAGCTTTGGGCATAAGCGGCAGGTTTGAACTTCACCGTGTCATATGCGCCTTGAGACGCCACGCGGTCAAACTCTGCCGTTAAGTCTTTGCCCTGTTCAATCTGCATTTTATTGGTGACACCCGATATGGCCTTGTCTCCTGCGTTCGGTGCCGGGTTAGCCCCCCCGCTGATGTCTGGTGCGTTGTCGGGGTCCGCCTTGTTGATAGATTTATTACCGCCGGATAAGCCGTGCTCGATGCCTGCCGATTTGACGGGTATCACGGTCGTACTCCCCAGCGGTAAACCAGTTGACTGGACGATAGGCATATCTCCCCACGGCACGTCTGGCAGGCCGTCTTGTGATCTCACCTCATTGATCGTCACGACGTAATTCTTTAGATTCTCGGAGTTCTCTTTCAGCATGAACTCTTTGTCATCCGGCACGGGATTGTCATACGCAACGAATAAACGCGGCTCATCGTATAGCGGCATGAGCTGGCTATTGTATGATGATTCTGACCCTCTGAGGCGCGGCGTGATTGTGAAGCGCGTCCACTGTACGATAGCGGCCTCAAGGTTTGCGCGGTTGATTGCGTCCGTCTTGCCGAGCGCAGGCGGGACTCCATAGCCGCCGAAGATTTGCTCCATTGTCACCTTGCGCCCCTGGAGGAACGCCATCTCGCGGGGGCTGAATCCGAAGTTCTTTATGTCGGCATCGCCTGCCATGAATAGCGGTTGCCCTGAGCTTGCCACGCCGCCACGGGCCGCTGTCCATTCTTTCTTGTACGCCTCGATGTCCTTGCGCTGTACGTTCTCGCCTTTAAGGATGATGCCGAAGTCAGGGCGGGCATGGTTGCGGTTGAGTGTGCCCTCGTAGATGTCCATGTCGGTATCGCGGTCAGCGGCAAGCGCGATGGCGGTCAATGGCGCCATGCCTAGAAAGGGGTTCTTTGGATTGGCGAATCGGTTATGCACCACAAGCTCTGCGGGTATCGTGATCTTCTTGATGCCTTGGCCTACCTGATACGCAACGATTGCGCCGCCGCTGATGATGGGTTTGACGATCTGAGACGGCAGCACTACGGGGTCAATCGGCTGGCCTAGCGCGCCCTCGTTGAATGCCAGATAGCTGTTGCCGGTCAACTCCTCAAACAGCGCCAGCAATGTGCATTGCTCGAACGAATCGTTGAACATATCAAGGAATGGATGCACGTCGATTTCCTCGATTTCGACCGCGCTGCGGAAGCGTGCCGACTGTCCGACGGTTGACTTGGCGAGCGCCATGCGCTCTTGCTTGGTGACAGTTCGCCCTATCGACTTGCCTATGCCGCCTCGCACGCCCGCCTTGCTCTGGCCTGTCGAGCGCGTTGCGTACAGCCTAAGAGGCACGCTGGCCCGCTCTGTGCTGTTAAGGGTAGATGCTGCGTAGACCCAGCCGATATAGCGGTCAACGTTTTCTTTCGCGCTGGTCTTTGGCATGCCGATTTTCTTGGATGTCATCTCGCGGAAAGCTGCGAATGTGCCGTGTGGTGACGCGAATACATCACGGATGTTGCTCGCGCCTTGTTTGATCCGGTGTAGGCGGTCTGTTATATTCATGCGTATATGTTACCCTTGCGCGGTTTGCGGGTGCAAGAACTAAAGCAGGGCGGCTGTCCATCCTTTCCATGATTCGCGCCTGCCTGACGCTATAGACAGCAATCCCTGCGCGGCTCTACATTTTAGGCAACCTTTTGCCGTTGATGGTCTTCCGTTCTTGCTTATCGTCTTGGATGTATTGCGCGAAGGAATCCACAACACGTCGCTCGGCAAGAACAAATGTTCATGTTCACGGACGAACTCAGTTACATTAATAACTTTATATCGCTCACCCGATGGAGTCAACAGCGATGTGATTAATGATGCCCAGTGCGCCGAACCGCAGGCTACAGACGGAACTGTCTGACGCCTCTCGAATGTTTTTTCCCACCCCTTGAATCTATTAGGTGCGAGCGTTAAGTGGGCGCAGTCTCTCGCACATGCGGATCGCGAATGCAGGACGTTTTCACAGTCTTCGCTGCACGTTTTTAGCTTGTTGTGTGCGTTTGACCTGCCTTTTGTCGAAAACATAGCGTTACACACTGCGCACCGTTTATATTTTGGGTGTTTACGCGGATACTCCGACATTCTAGGCTTGTTGATGTGTTCGCGTCTATGCACGACGAGACACACGCTGCACAATTTGGTGTAATATACAGATCCCTTATGCTTGCCGCTCTTCGTTCGTCTCGCTTGCAGTTCGCATCCGCACAGCTTGCACGTTCTGACTGTTATACACATCGCTCACCTCCTGTTATATCGTTGATCTTTCTGGAATGAATATCCGAACAGTTCTATGTCGTAGGCGTATTCCTTTCCGATTGCCGCTCTCGTCTCGTCGTTGTAGTACGCCGAATAGTGCAGGTGCTTTGTTTCATTGCTGACCGGAAGCCTCGTTGCTGTGCCAATCTTTGACGCAACGTATAGCCAATCGCGCTTGATGTTCTCCACGCTCCCTATGAAATCAACATACTGCTTGCCGTCGCGGAATGCAAATATGTGCTGCGGAACGCTGTGCATCGCCACTCTATCGCTGAGTAGATACATGCGGTCTTTGATGAATTGCGCGAAGTCGTACCGCTTCCAGAATTTGAAGTACTGATATATAGACACCATGCGATCCCACGGGTTACGCGTGAATGTGAACGTGCAATACTCGCCCCACATTTCATCCGTCAGCGCGTCCAGCCATTTATCGTACACCCGCCGGTTGTCTTTGCGTGTGAACGCCTGCGGATAATCTCGCTGTATAGTCTTTCGATATACCGACGTTCCGGCAGCCTTTGGTATCTTGGTATACGCGAAGCAACCATCCGGCGAAACGGCAACCGTCATCTCCGGGTGCTTGCGCAGGTGTGCGGATATAACACCCATCACACCCCCAGCGAGTCGAATAGCTTGCGGTGGGCTTCGATGTATTGGGCTACTCCCTCGGCTGATCCCATGATTGGGCGCAAGGCGCATTCAACGGTTGCATCCATATCTGCATAATCTCCTGCGATGTATCCGTAACCTAGCGCGCAGTCACACCAACCAACGCCAAGCGGAATCACTAGCGGCACGTTCATGGCGTACGCCTCAATCACCCCCATCGGACCGCCCTCATACCGGCTCGCACAAAGGTACACATCAAGCGAGCGATACCAAGCCAGCATCTCAGGCTCGGTCAGGTTGCCGCCGGTCGTAACGATGTCCCACTCTGGATGAGCGGCACGCAGGCGATCAACTAAGTCCCAGCCCTTGCGGTGCTCGTTGGCTGCGTTGCGGATGCCTGCTATGCCTATGCGCGGGCGGCGCTTGGTGATGTAGTCCGGGACGGGGAGCGGGATGGTTGTTGCTTTATCTCTGTCGGTTGGGTCGATGCTGTTGCGTGTTGTCTCGCTCATAGGCACGAGCGCGTCCGACATCATGCACGCCAGATTCCAATAGCCTTCAAGTGCTGGTTCTGCGTGCGTAAGCATGGACACAATATGCCCCATCTCGTCAAGCGCAACCCCTGCGGTGTTGCGCCCGTTGTGTCTGTGCTTTCTGATCTGCGCATAGTTCATCAAGTACGTCACCCCGTCCTCTGGCATAGGCTGCGGCTCCGTCCGCAGCTCCCCGCCGAATGCGTCAGCCAGTAGCTTGCCGTGTCGATCCAAGACCCATCCGTCGCCGCTTATTATTACTTGTAAGTTCATCCTCTCCCCTCCCGTTGTTGCCGTAGTAAGCATCTTTGCCGCGCTCCATAGCTTTGCGGTCGTATCGTCGCGTATTGCTGCCTTTGCCTGCCTCGCCCGCCATCACCCCACCCACACCTGATCCAGCGCAACACGCCGCGCCTTGCCGTGGTCGTTGCAGTAATGCACACACAACGCCCGTGATAGCCGCTCGTAGTCATGCCAGATGCAGCCGTACTTGTAAGGGATCTCTTGATGGTCAATACCCCCGGCCCTGAGCATGGCGCTGAATGCTGCA